TATGTGCCACCCACTGCGCCTACAATAAAATATGACGCACCTACAGGACCATTTGCTAAAGGTGGTTTAGCTAAAATGAAAGCTAAGAAACCTGCAAAGAAGAGGAAAGGTGGACTAGCCTCTAAAAAGAAATAGACCACATATAATCTGGCTACCAATCCCCCATATTGGCTACGATTGCCCTAGAAAAGGAGAACAACAATGGCTGAAGCTGCTGTTATGACTGAGGAAGCAACACCTAAGAAAGTTGCATTTATGCAGAAACCATCTGCAAATCAAGAGCGAATTAAAAAAGATGAAGAGGAATTAAAATCTCTTCTTGAACAAAAAGAAGAAACTACAACAGAAGAGGATCAAGAAGTTGAACCAAAGTCTGCTGAAGAAAAAACTTTTAAAAAGAGATATGGAGACTTACGTAGACATTCTCAACAAAAAGAAACCGAGTTACAAGAACAAGTAAATGCTCTTAAAAATCAACTTGATGAATCTACTCGTAAAGAAATAAGTTTACCAAAATCAGATGAAGATATTGAAGCATGGGCTAAACAATATCCTGATGTAGCTGCAATAGTTGAAACTATAGCAATTAAAAAAGCGCAAGAGCAAACTAAAATACTTGACAAGCGTGTAAAAGAGTTAGACTCTATGCAGCTAAATGTAACAAAAGAAAAAGCAGAGGCAGAACTTTTACGGTTACACCCTGACTTTAATGATATAAGAGAGACAGATGACTTTCACAACTGGGCTGAAGAACAGCCTAAGTGGGTACAAGATGCTCTCTATGAAAATGATAACGATGCTCGTTCTGCTGCTAGAGCCATTGACTTGTATAAAGTTGATATGGGTATAGGCAAAAAGAAAGAGACAACATCAAAAGATGCGGCTCGTGCAACAAATACTAGAAACACACGATCAAAGCCACAAGAAGATGACAGTAGCGACTACTTACGAGAATCTGCTGTTCAAGCAATGTCAGCTAAACAATACGAAAAAAACCAAGATGCAATAATGGAATCAATACGCACTGGTAAATTTGTATACGATATATCTGGCAATGCAAGATAAGTGTTGACAAACAGATTATTATAAGTATAACTATATGTTATAATGTTTATTTACCCTATTTTATAGCAACTTAATAAACATACCATAGCAAGCTCCAGAAAGTTTAAATTACTCTGTGATAAAAAGCCCAAGAATTTAAGCGTAGCGCAACGCTCATATTTTTTGCACCTTTTTATGTAGACCTTTAAAGTGTATTGGTGTTTTGCATTTGATAGTTTTAATATGAAGGGATTAAAATCATGGCATTTAAAACTGCAGCAGGCTATGGTAATCTGCCTAATGGTAACTTTTCACCAGTTATCTATTCTAAGCAGGTTCAACTAGCCTTCCGAAAAAGTACGGTTGTTGGTTCAATCACTAATTCGGACTATTTTGGCGAAATCTCCGCAATGGGAGATACCGTCAGAATTATCAAAGAGCCAGAGATTACCGTCAAAGAGTATGCTCGTGGAGCGCAAATAACTCCGCAAGACCTTGATGACGAAGATTTCACGCTCGTTGTTGACAAGGCAAATTATTTTGCTTTTAAAATGGACGATATTGAAGAAGCACATTCTCATGTGAATTTCTCACAGTTAGCTTCTGATCGTGCCGCATATCGGTTAGCCGATCAATATGACCAAGAATGTCTTGGCTATCTTTCAGGTTTTGCACAATCTGCATTATCTGCTGTTGCTAGTGCCGCAAACTCCACAGTAAGTGGATCTAAGGCTGTTTCAACTGCAGGTTCTGACGAGTTGTTGACAAGCATGAAGTTGCGTAAAGACTCATTTGGTAACATCACTACATCAAGTGCAGGTGATCACTCTATTCCAATAGCTCCAAGGCTAGGCGGTGCAACAGCGCAAGCTACTGCAACTGCTACACCTTTGCAAGTTATTGCCAGAATGGGCAGATTACTTGATACACAGTTTGTGGATACACAAGGTAGATGGTTAGTATTACACCCAACCTTTGTTGAAGTTCTAAAGGATGAAGATTCTCGTCTTCTAAATTCAGACTTTGGCGAGTCAGGTGGACTACGAGCAGGTCTAGCTATTGGTAAAATTCATGGCTTTGATGTGTACATGTCTAATAACCTACCTGCTGTAGGTACAGGACCTGGAACATCTGGCTCTGCAAACCAAAACTCAAACTACGGTGTTATTGTTGCAGGTCATAGTTCTGCTATTGCTACTGCAGAACAAATCAACAAGACCGAGACATATCGTGACCCTGACAGCTTTGCTGACATTGTTCGTGGTATGCATTTGTATGGCAGAAAGATCCTCAGACCAGAGGCAATCGCAACTGCTAAATATAACGTAGCGTAGGGAGGAATACACAATGGCAACTTATGATATGACATCAAAAGACACTACTGGTGTTTCTTCTAACTCTCTAGCAGTCCTACCATCTCAAACTGGTATGGGTACAATGCGTATGGTTCAAGCTTACTTGGACATTGACGCACTTGTTGCTGCAGGGTATTCAGGCGCAGACGGTGATATCTTTCAACTACTTGAAATTCCTGCAGGATGCTTAGTGCTATTTGCAGGTGCTGAAGTAGAGAAGGCTTTTACTGGAAGCTGTACTCTGGATATGGACTTTGCAGCAGGCGATGACATCATTGACGGTGCTGATATTACTTCCACAGGTTACTGTGCTGAAGGTAGTAACGGACAGTCTAATGACGTTACCACAGGTGCTGCTTCTCTGTTTACGCAATTTCAATCTGCTACAGATACTATTGACTGCAAGATTGCAGGTGCTGCTCCTGCTACAGGAAGATTACGAGCTTACGCTTGTATAATTGACTGTAACGACTTAGGAGCATCTGGTAGAGCAGCAGATGTTGATAGAGATCAACTCGCTTAACTTAACATTTAGGGAGGGCATTAACTTGCCCTTCCTTTTTAGATAAAGAGAGAATATGTCAGGTACTTATTTAAGTTTAACAAACTCTGTATTAGCAAGATTAAATGAAGTTCAACTTACTTCAGCTAACTTTACGTCAGCTAGAGGCATACAGGTACAAGCACAGAATGCAATTAATGAATCTGTACGATATATTAATCAAAGAGAATTTAACTACCCTTTTAATCATGCAACAGAAACTAAAACTCTTACAGCAGGAGTAGTGCGTTACAGTTTACCGACTAGTACTAAGTCTATAGACTATAACACATTTAGATTAGTAAAGGATAGTGACTTAGGAACATCAGGTGGTAGACTAGGAATACTAGACTACAATGATTATGTTAATAGCTATATAACACAAGAGGATGAGATAAACTCTACTACTGCAGCAGAGGCAATAGATGATTCTGAAACAGAAATAGATTTAACTAGTGCTACAGGTTTTGATAGTACAGGCACAGTATATATTGACAATGAACAAATTACTTATACAGGCATTAGTACAAATACACTAACAGGTTGTACGAGAGGTGCTAACTCAACAACTGCTGCATCACATAGTAATGGTGTTACAGTTACACAATTTACAAAGGGTGGTATGCCTAGAAACATAGTAAGAAGTAAAGATAATAATTACTTACTATTTCCTTTTCCTGATAAATCATATTCATTAAAGTTTGACTACTATACATTTCCATCAGATTTATCTGCACACGATGACACAACTTCTATACCTGCTAGATTTGACCCTATCATAGTAGATGGTGCTACAGCTTTTGTATATCAGTATCGTGGTGAAACTACACAGTATCAGCTTAACTTTTCTAGATTTGAACAGGGTATTAAAAATATGCAAACATTACTTGTAA